CAAATGTAAATTCCGCGAGGATGGTCAACGAAGCGCCTTCGGTTGGGCAAATGGCGAATGGTCGGTAATTTTCCCTGAACAAACGTTGCGAAACTGGTTTGAAGGATTTGCATCGGCGAAGCAATCCAGAACAACAATGACGCTCTATTCAATTCTAGGCATTAAGCAAACAACAGACATAGATGTGATTAAAACTGCCTACCGACGCATGGCAAAGCAATGGCATCCTGACATATGTCGTGAACCTGATGCCGCCGAACGGTTTATCCGTATTCAGGAGGCTTATCAGATATTGAGTGATCCCAATAAACGGGCGCGCTATGATGCAGGATTAGCATTGGAAACATCAATGGTAAAGAAAACTGATTATGTCATTACTGATTATGGCATTGATGATTATTCTCCTCCACTTCGTTGTGGATATATTCTGGTCGAAGGTCATGAAGTCATAGGGCGTTTTGTGGCAGATAAGATTCTTGCCTGGGAGGATATTACCGATGCTCACGGGCGTACTCTGGTTACATCCTGGCCAAAAGACGCGCAGACATTCATAGAAAATTGGATATGAGACAAAGGAGCAAGAAACATGAGTACAGCTATCATTCCAGGATCCTTGGGAGCTATCGCGCAAAAAAATAACGTATCCATTGCCGAAACATTCGTTAATGCTGATGCCATCATTATCGTGGATACCAGTGGCAGTATGGATGCTCATGATAGCCGTGGTGGACGTAGCCGATATGAGGTCGCCTGTGAGGAGTTAACACAACTTCAAAATACCTTACCTGGAAAAATCGCGGTGATCGCCTTCTCGACAGATGTTATGTTCTGTCCCAATGGCATACCAACTTTCATGGGTGGACGTACTGATTTGACCAAGGCCTTGACGTTTACAAAGATTGTCGATATTCCAGGAATACGATTCATTGTCATTTCAGATGGCGAACCGGACGATTGTCAAACAGCACTCTCAATTGCCCGGACGTACAAAAACAAAATTGATGTGATCTATGTGGGTCCAGAAGAGCATCCGAGAGGACGTGACTTTTTACAACAATTGGCCAAAGTCAGCGGAGGGATAATCATCACTGCTGACAAGGCACAAGGGCTGCTGGAAGCAACAAAAACCTTATTGCTGCATGATTAACATCCATGCTACTCCGAGACTTACTAAACGCGGGTATCCTATCCAGCGATGCCCAAACGTTAGCAGCCTACTTTGCCAACGAGACAGAATTTCTGGACGGTCTGGAGCAAGTCGCTCGAGCGATCGTCACAAAAACTGTCACTTTGATACCGCCAACAGGAGAACCATGGGCAACAATTTATACCCAAATGGCAACCAGCGGACAACCACCAGATCAAGTCTTTTCAACAGCACTAGCAGCCTGGCCACCAGATGTACAAGCTGCCATCAGTGGAGCAATATCCAGACGTATACAGGACATCCAACAATGGCAACAACAGCAAGGTCCAAGCAAGCGACGCAAAACTGCCCAGTATATCAAAATGCTCAAAAGCCTGGGCTTTTCATTCAAACTTAATCTGGTGACGTATACAATCGAATTAAACGGCAAAAAGATGACAGATATAGATCATGCTATGATCCGCAATCGAATGCGAGATTTAGGAATATTTGAAGTTAAGGCTGTATTCGACGCTTACTGGGAGGAGGCATATAAAAATCGTTATCACCCAGTACGTGATTATCTGACATCACTGAAATTCGAGGGTAGGGGAGATCCCATTGGGGAGCTGGCAAATCATTTCACATGTGAATACGGTATGTTTGAGACCTGGCTAAGGCGATGGATGATTGGCGCCTGTGCCAAAGTCATGCAGGCGGAAGAAAATCGAATGTTGGTATTGGATGGTCCACAAAATGTAGGAAAATCTTATTTTGTGCGTTGGTTGGCATCTCCTCTGCCAGAATACTTTATCGAAGGTGGGATAGATGCCAGCGATGAGGACATGAAACGCCGTCTGGGTCAACGTTGGATTTGGGAAGTATCTGAATTGGGTGCCACCACGCGCAAATCCGATTGGGAGGCGCTGAAAGCTTTCATCACTCAACGGACAGTGACAACCCGTCTCAAATATGATCGGGAAGATACGGATTTTCCAGCATTGGCATCTATGATTGGTACCATCAACAATGAAGAGGGGTTTCTGCCGGTTGGTGATCGGCGCTTTTATGTGGAACGGATCACGAAAATTAATTGGAACTATACCCAAATAGATGTTGACCAGTTATGGGCACAAGCTTTTGATCTCTATCTCGCCGGCGAACCATGGGAACCACAAGGGAATGAACGAAACGTTGCAGCACAAATCAATGAAGATTATCGCATGATAGATATTGTCGAGGAGACGATCAAGAATCTGTTCGAAATTGATTTACAACAAACCTGGCAAATGTCCACCCTTGAAATCGTAGAGATACTCAAAAGTTATGGTCTAAAATCACCTGGCGAGTTAGACTCCCGAAAGCTGAGTCGGGCGCTGACCAAATTGGGGCTGGAAAAAGCTCGGCCAATTCGTATTGGAGGAAAATTATTACGTGGTTATTATGGAATACGAAAGCGTGTGCCATGAAATTTGCTGAATTAATTTTGATATACACAAATAAATTTGGTTACAGATGTTACAGATGTTACAGATAATTCCATTAAATTACTCTGCTGAGATATAAAAGAGTCTTTTAAAAATCATCTGTAACATCTGTAACGGAGAGTTAAAAATGATCATTCAGCGAGAGAGTTCTTTCCTTAACATGTGATCGCTAAGCTGTTACAGATGTGTTACAGATGATGTTACATGTTACAGATAGACATAACAATTTCATTACAAATAGATTAGAAAACATAACAGATGAATGAGAAAATCGCTTCGTTCTCTCATAAATTCTTGGCCGCCGGAGTTGCTGTGATCCCTATCCGTTACAAAGATAAACGCCCGGAGTTTCGACTACTGCCCAAAAGCAATGCAAATTGCAGGCCAACCTGGGAAGTTTTCAAAACTCATCTCCCTACTGAGTTTGATCTTGACCAATGGTTGAAGTATCCAATCAACTATGGCATTGTTGCCGGCTGGCAAGGTTTGCTGATTCTCGATTTCGATACCACCGTTGAATATCATGACTGGCAATTATGGGCAATCAAGCAGGGAGGATTGGCACAATATGTCGCCAATTATGCATTTCGCGTTTCAACTTCTCGTGGTGTGCATGTTTACATGCGTATTGATCACCATGAGCGTAATCGCAAAGTTGGCAATATTGATATTAAGGCTGATGGATATGTTTTGGGACCCGGCAGTATTCATCCCTCTGGAATTGAATACAAACCTCTGCGCGATGTGTTTAATTTCCCATTGATTTCAGCACTAAGTGATGTACTCCCAGCAACAATGTTATCCCCTATACTGAGTAATTCTGCTAGCTCAGCCTGGACGGTGATTACACCACAAGCAACACCTGGAACTGATCTGATTAAAAAAATACGTGTTGCTAATCCGATTGAATCATTTTTTCCTACAGCAAAACCTAGTGGTCCAGGCTGGTTGATGACTCATTGCCCATTTCATGATGACCAAAATCCATCATTTTGGATCAATACACGTAAACAAATCTGCGGATGCTTTGCAGGTTGTACCCCGTTGCCGCTGGATAGTATTAATCTGTTTGCTCGGTTACATGGACTGAATAACCGGGATGCGATTTTTATTCTGAGTGGTAAATAGTTGTATTTTGTAGAGTAATGCGATGAGAAGAAATAACAAGGCGAAAGAGCGAAGAATTTTTTGGTGTGTTGAATATTGCCAGGGGTGTGGTATTGCAATTGATAATGGACATGCTCTTTGTGCCGATTGCAAACGCAAATTGCCACGCGGGGCAAGTTGTAATGCTTGTCCATGGGAGAAGCAATGCCATGCACGACTGGCACAGTTGTATTGGGTGATTTGTGAGCGCCCTGATGTCACAGATATTGAAAGAATAAAGGCAGTCTATGGACAAGCCGCGATGTATGTTTAGTTCTGTTATTCCTATATGGTTGTTGATGCTAATCTGTATTTTTGTGGCATTGTGGCAGATGAGAGGTGATATGTGTATCAAAAACGTTTGGGAGTAGTACTTGTTACTTTGCTTGGTTTGGCTTTATTGGTATATTCAGCAGCGCGCTCATTGGATTTTATTACTATGACATTGCCACCGGATGATCAAATCCTTGCTTGGTTTGGATTGGCAGCACTGGATGGAGGCTTGGTATTCTGGTTGGTGCATTTTATCTATTCGGCCCGTGGTGGATGGCAAAGAGCTATTGCGCTTCTAATGGTAATAGTAGATTTTTTGGGCGCGGTAGCAATGTTTACATTGGATACACTTTATCATACAGTCAGCTTAACGCTGGAAGAAACGAGGGTGGCTGTGTTGGCGTTGTCTGCCATCATTGCTATTAACATTGCCAGCACAATTGCAACTCATTTATTTGATCCAGATGTACGTCAACGGATGATAGAGGAAGACTATGATAATTTGGTAGATGAAGAGACAGAGCGTATTATGCGCAAACGGGCCAAGCTTCAGGCAACACAGATCGCGCCATCACGGGCTGACTATGAATTACGCAGACTTGCGGAACGTTACCAGCAAGATAAAAATGTTAATGATGCTGGCAATGATAATGGCAAAGTGTATTCATCGGAGACTCAGTTGTCAGTAAACCCTACCAGGCGGCAGCGCTCCAAATTGTGAATAATGGAGTGACTGCCGTCATACGGGAAACAGGATGGAGAATTGAAGTCATACGTGCTGGCAAATACTGGCAATGGCGTAAGGGATCAGGAAAACAACGGAGATCACGATATGGTGGAAAATTCCAAATACTCAGCACAGAACGTCAATCGGCATATTACAAAAATCGAATCACTCATGCCCGAACAGGCTCTGGAAATCTTGCAACAAGCACTGCGAGAATGCCAACAAGCAAGATTGAAAGTGAGCATTAGCTCACTATATCATGCTGGCAATCAAAATACTATTATTGTTTTAGAGAATGTGAATTTTGTTGCTGGCAATTTAGTACTGGTAAGTGTTGACAATGGGGGATGACATGTCTGTTATAGTTTGCTCAAAGTGTAGTCGGGAAATTGGTCAAGTGGATCAAATTGATGGTAAAGAATATTTGATTATCAATGGTCTTGCAGTTAATGTTTTGCGTGGTGTTTGTATCTATTGTGGTGCCGAGTTTCATTGGAGTATTTCAGAGAGGATGTTGGCAGAATTGATCCAGAGAGTTATGCAACTTCGTAATGGTGTATAATTAGATTTGAGTGGTATATTAGACCGGTTTCCACCCGGCGCTTTGGCGTCGGGTTTTTTGTTTTTTTGAGGTGATAATGAAATTTCTATATCCAGTTCCACTCAACACTCCGGTATCTCAGGATTATGCTGGTCATATTCTGCGAGCAAAACTCAATCGTTGGACGAACTACAACGGCGGCATAGACTGGGCTATACCCAGCGGCTCGCCCATCGCCGCCGCTCAGGATGGTACGGTCAGCACGGTGCGCAATGACGCCACCGGTTATGGCACACATGTTCGCATCCAGCACACCGAAGGCTACCTCACCATTTACGGCCACTTGATGGATTTCAACGTCCGAGTGGGCGACAAAGTCAAAGCCGGGCAGGTGATCGGTCGCTCGGATAACACCGGAAACTCCACCGGCCCGCATCTGCACTTCGAGCTGCGCAAAGATGGTATAGCTATTGATCCAGTTCCGTTATTAGATGAATCGGTAGAATCTATATCCCCCGATACGGAGAAAGAATTGTCACCTGGAATTCAGGCGTACATTGCAGCTGGGTGGAATCTGAGGGCTGGTCCAGGGTTGGAATATGCTAGATTAAGTTCGGCTGATGTGATCATTCCATCTATATTACTAGTATCAAAGGATGATTGGTGGCAAGTGCGTATGGATGTCTGGGTACATCGAGATGCTATCCAAGTTAAGTAATTGGATTTGGTGGGTTGGTTTTGGCTATCATATGTTGCTAATTTTGTTGATATTGAATGTGGTAGAACGATGAGGGAACGCAGAATTGCCGGAAAGTTGACTGGCAGGCAACGTGTATTTGTCGAAGCATATCTAACTACTTGGAATGCAGTTGAGGCAGCACGCCAAGCACAATATAAACATCCAGAAAAGGTATGCTATCGTCTGATGAAATATCCGCACATTGCCGAGGCAATTGCTGAGCGACTTTCTGAGAAGGCAATGGCAGCAGATGAGGTATTGGCACGTCTGGCCGAACAAGCGCGGTCAAATCTAGCCGATTTTGTGATTTTCAAAGACGGAGAACTGATATTGAATGACAGAGAAATAAGGGCGCGGGGACATTTAGTGAAAAAGCTGGCAATTACAAAGTATGGCCCTCTCATCGAACTATACGATGCTCAGACCGCGTTGATCGCACTTGCAAAACGACATGGTCTACTAGTTGATAGATCTGAGAATCGAATCGATTTTATTGAGATGACATTAGATGAATGGCGTCAAATGCAACAAGAACGGCGGTCAGATGCTCAAGAAATACTATCGCAATTTGAGGAATGAAATTATCAGAACGGGCATTATTTTTAGTTGACAATTTGGATCTTCCTGCAGCGACTGGAGTAGATAGTGCACGTTGGGAATATTTTCAACTTGCCCATTTATCGGATGATTCGATTTTTCGGATTGAGAACAAAGCGCGTCAGATTGCTTGGTCTTGGACCGCTGCTGCCGAGGCTATTGCAGTAGCAATTTTATATGGCATCTCTACACAATTCATTTCAATCAATTTGGATGAAGCTAGCGAGAAAATTCGTCATGCTATTGCTATTTATGAGAATCTGCAAATTAGTGGATTGCCAAAAATCATTCGTAATTCCGTATTGCATCTTGAGCTCAGTAATGGGGCCAGATTGATTTCACATGCTTCCAGGCCTCCACGTGGCAAAGCGCGTATGAATGTGGTATTGGATGAATTTGCTCATGTAATGCAAGATCGAGAGATTTACACTGCTGCATTGCCGATTATTAGTAAAGGTGGATTGTTGCGGATGGCAAGTTCGCCATTGGGAGCATCCGGGGTATTCTGGGAAGTCTTCGAAGAGAAACTACATCGTTATCCGGGATATATTCGTAAATCTACACCGTGGTGGGAAATCTATGCATTTTGTGTGGATCCAGTACGGGCATGTAGAATAGCACCAATATTGCCGACCAATGAGCGAGTGGAACATTTTGGCAATGAGCGTATTAAAGCTATCTACGCCAATATGTTGGAGGAAGATTTTCAGCAAGAATATGAATGTACATTTGTGGATGAGACTACAGCGTGGATAGCATGGGAAACCATTCAAAGCAATCAAGCAATATTTGATAATGCACACATGATCTGGATGCGAGCTACAAGTGTAGACCAAGCACTGGCACTTATACCACAAATATTGGCAGAGATAGAGAAAGGTCAAATAGAACCAGTTCTGATGGGGGGAATTGATGTAGGTCGCAAGCACGATTTGACTGAATTTATTGCTATTGGGAAGGCAACTACTGGTCAACTCCCTTTGCGGTTAATGGTGTCATTAGATAATGTGCGATATGATGATCAAGAAAATTGTTTCCAACAGTTGATCGGCAGATTACCATTTGCTCAAGTTTTGATTGATCAAAATGGCATTGGCGCTCAGCTGGCAGAGAATTTGACTAAAACTGGACGAGTACAAGGTGTAGATTTTACAAATGCAACTAAACAATTATGGGCAGTAGAGGCACGTTTGCAAGCTGAACGTGGTAATACTCCGATTCCATCTGATCGAGACCTGGCATATCAAATTCATTCAATAAAAAAACAAATTACGGCAGCTAAAAACAACACTTTTGATACTGAGCGGAATGAGAAACATCATGCTGACAAATTCTGGGCATGGGCATTGGCTATTTGGGCCGCTGTTGGATCATCATCCCGTGGTGGTTTGGCGGAATTCTATCGCCATGAACTGGAGACATTGAGAAATGGATCAAAAACGAATTGATTTGAATAACAAGGTGCAAGCGTTATTATCTTTGACACAATCTGCTGTGCGCGCGCTTGGTACATTTGGTCCGGGCAGTCCACCTGAAACTTGGTGGGGTGATGAGGCACCGCGTTTATTTGAGTATCAACCAGGGATCAATCTTATAACTACGCCACGTGCAGGTTATGGTATATTGCCATATCCTGTATTACGGGCATTGGCTACTTCGGCAAAGGAAATACGTTTAAATATTGAACTAATAAAACGTACAATACGAGGGTTGGAATGGGATATTGTTGCCAAAGAATTGAAAAATGTGCAAATTGGCAACAGGACTTATCATCCTGTTATTGAAATAGATAGCATTTATCAATTTTTTGAACAACCAGATGGTATCAATGATTTTGATGCCTGGGTAAATATGCTATTAGAAGAATTATTGGTGATTGATGCTGTTACTATTTGGCCTGAAATGCAAGATGGTCATCTGATCTCATTGGATTTGATTGATGGTGCAACCATTCGACCATTATTGGATCTACGCGGACGAACACCACGCCCGCCAATGCCGGCATATTTGCAAGTCTTGCATGGAGCGCCAACAACACATTATTCTGCTGATAAATTGATTTACGTTCCACTTAATACAAAAGTTCATACTCCTTATGGAGAAAGTCCAATAGAATGGATATTAATGGCTGTAAATACTGCCATTCGACATGATCTACAACGGTTAGGTTATTTCACTGACGGAAATATTCCAGGTATATTGGTGGCAGTGTCGCCAGAGTGGGGAGTAGATCAAATAAAGACTTTTACTGAATATTTTGATGCATTGGTAAAGGGAGATATTCAGCGGGCGAATCGCATCATGTTTGTACCAGGTAGTTCGGCACAGAGTGTGTATCCAATCAATCCGTTGAACGCGGATGAATCTGAGTTGGATGAATGGCTAATGCAGGTTGCTTGTTGGGCATTTGGAAATTCTCCGGCTGAATTCGGCATTACACCTGGTGCTGGACTGGGCGGTGCTGGATATATGCAAGGTGCAGAGAATGTCCAATATCGAGCAATGGTTGGGCCAATCACGGGCTATCTGAAGGCTTTATTTGATCGTATTATTCGGGAATATATGCATCGGCCAGATGTCGAATTCAAATGGATTGGTCTTGAACCACCAGAAGATGAGCTCAAGACTGCCCAAGTGGATCAAATCTATCTAAACATGGGAGTCTACTCACCTGAATATGTACAAAGTCGATTGGGAATTCCGACCGAGTTCAGGTCCAAATCACAACTGGAAGCGTATCTGCCATATATTCAGCGTGCTATCAAGGCAGAGCTTGCGGATTGGCGTGATCGTTCTCGTCGAAGTTTCAAACGGGGCGAACGAATGATAGTCTATCGTAGCAAAATCATTCCAGATGATTTATATGCTGATATTGCTACGCAACTGCAAAAAGCTGAATCGCTGGATGCAATAGATGCTGCTTTTGAACATGCTCGCATTATCTTGGATACTGAGCTAACGAAAATTGTCCCCGCGCGGGAGGTCGGGGAAGTGATACCCTTTCGGTATCCTTGAAAGGCAAATCGAGTCATATCATCCTGAGTATGCTGTTGTCCACATACAATCGGCATTGGAAAGAACAGAAGAGGAAATACGGCGTGTATTGTTGGGCTGGTGGCAACAATTCATTAATGATTTGATAGGTATATCAGAGATCACTAAAGATGAGCCATTGCCAGGATTTATCTTAGCTCGATTGAATGATGAGACATGGTGGTCAACATGGAGTGAAAATTTAGTACGATTATTATTGGGAAATTTACTTGATGCAGCTAGATTGGGTATAACAACTGCAACGCGACAATTGCGAATCAAGTTAAGTTGGGATTATCTTCAGCCGACTGTATTAGATTGGGCGAGACAATATGTTGGATTGCTAATATCTCAAATTACGTCGGATATTCGGAATTCCATAACTCGGTATATTGTGAATGGATTATCCACTGGGAGGACAGTTTATGAAATTCGAGACGAAATTGCTGAATTGAGAGATGATAAAGATAATCATATATTTCCCGAATGGCGTGCAACGCGGATAGCCAGAACAGAAATTATACGTGCCCATGCTCAGGGAGCATTGGTAGGATATAAATCAAGTGGAGTTGTACGTGGTATTCGATGGTTGGATGGTCAAAGTGGAGCTTGTCCGAAATGTAGAGAGCTACACAATAAAATTGTGCGATTGGATGAGGGGTTTTATATGGATCCAAAATTTGGCGATGGATTACCTCCGCGTCATCCACATTGTCGTTGTGCCATTGCACCAATAACGCTTGACCAAGTGAAATATTTACCTATTGATCATCCATTGCGGATCAATGAACGAAATAATATCCAGGAATTGACCGACTGGCAAACTAAAACTCAGATAAATGGTTTTACTATAACTGGTGAACGCCGTTGGCATTATATTCGTCGACATTTTATGGGATACGAGGGACGACCACCACAAGTTAAAGATTTGGAACGTGCTGAGATAATGTTAGAACAAATATTACAAGGAAATTATGAGGGTGTCAAAATGCATCGTGGGGCATTGATTTATTACCGAGAATGGTCCCCTCGTTCGTATCTTGTTGTACCTGTTATAAACAGAGAGGTACAATCTTTATATGTTAAAGAGAAGCGCCAAGTGGATCACTGGAAATAAAAATGCCCCTTTCGGGGTTTGGCGTCTGGGGGCCGGATACTCCCCAGTCTTCCGCTTTCGCGGTATGCTGGTCCGGGCTACATCCTCGCCATAATTATATTAACATAACTTGTTCAGAGAGTCAATAGATGAAACAACAGATACAAATTGAAGGATTAAATGAGATCATAAAATTGATAGGCAAAATCCCGATTCTAAATGATCGTATTTATGAACCAGTGTGGGATGCAATAGGTCAAGCTGGAAAAATGTTTGAAGATCAAATTAAGCAAAATCTGACGGATAATGACAATATCGCGACTGGTGATTTACGAGGAAGCATATCTTCCAGTGATGTACAGATCACTACGGATGCAATTTCTGTAGAAGTGGGCATTGGCAGAGAATTGCCGTACGCGCAGGTAGTTGAATTTGGTTCACGTCCACATACTCCCCCATTGAAAATTACTGAGCCTGGTCAACCATTGTATGAGTGGGTACGAGTTAAACAATTGGCAGGTATTTATAATATTAAGACGCGCCGTAGATTAGGAAGTCAAGCCAGGCAAATCACGGAAAATCGTCAATTAGCACGGGCTATCTGGGTGCACATTCGCAAATATGGAACAAAAGCTCATCCATATTTCACTCCGGCGTTAGATCAAACCAGAGAACGAATTAAGACTCTAATGGAGAATGCTGTAGAACGAATCATCGAAAATTTACAAGGAGCGGCTTGACATCGTGATCGTTCCAAATTTGGTAAAGCTTGACCGTGGTGAAAGGTTTCTCCCACTTTGAGCCTAATATATGCAATTGTGTGGAGGAGAATCGCTGAAAGGCACATGTTTGGAGCAACTCTGCCCCACTTTCCGGGAGCGAAAACGATGTTTACCAATTTTGGAACAGTCACTTGACATCTTTGGATGTTTGTTCTAAAATATAAATGACAATTTCCCCAATACTGAGTATGAAGATGGGGACGATGCGTCCCAAGGGCATCTCAGTATTTTGAGCGGACGATTTGCGTCCTGGAATTTGCAGCAAGATCGAATCTTGCAGGCATATTTCAGGACGTTTTTATTTAGGAGAACTATGCCTTATCTGAATGAACACGCAGCCCGATTAATGGATCCAAATCGCTTTGATCCAAATAGTTTTCGCCGCGAAAATGACAAATTTGGTGAAGGCATCCATGCCATTTTTGGCAAATTCAAAGGCGAAAAAGCTATGACTTTGCAGGCAATTCGCTTCGATGCCAAGAAATTTACAGCTGAAGAGGCACGTTCATGGTTGAAAGAACATGAATATGAGCCATTGGAATTCGAGGAGGCTACAGCTGAGAAGTCCATGCATTACTTTATGCCTCTTGTGAAAGTGGATATTGCAAAACGGGAAGTGTGGGGGATTGCAGCTATAGAAGAACCGGATCAATCCGGTGAAATCATGGATTATTCTCGATCAAAGCCACACTTTATTGCATGGAGTGAGTCGATTAGAAAAGCTAGCAAAGGGAAGTCATTAGGTAACGTCCGCGATAGTCATACTACAAAGGCGATTGGAAAGGTAATTGTATTAGAGCCGAATGATGAACTAAAAGCATTCCGTGTAGGAGTCAAGGTTGTAGACGATAATGGTTGGGAAAAAGTCATTGATGGTGTGTACACTGGATTTAGTATCGGTGGGAAATATGGTGATCGTTGGCCTGATCCTATTCATAAAGGACTAATACGTTATGAGGCTATACCAACGGAGCTATCATTAGTAGATGTGCCCTGCATTCCAGGGGCGACATTTGAAGTCATCAAGGCAGACGGTGTAGTTGTTCATCGAATGTTAAGCAAGGAGAAGCCAATGACAAGACGTGAAAGGATTATTCAATTACTCAAAGAAGCGGACAAATTGAACGATGAAGATTTGGCTGTTCTCATGGGAAAATTGGAGCAAATTTTCAATGAATCAGACGATGCAGAGTCAAATATTGACGGGACAGAAGAAGGTAGAGCGGTTGAAGAACAACTAGAATCAGAGTTAACATCTGAGAAGGTGCGTGAGATCGTTTTTGCTGTATTAGAGGAATTAGGTTTTGTGCAACGTGTTGGTGAGCAAATGGCAATGACGACTAATTTGGGTGATTTATCAAAGAGCATTACTGGGCAGGATGCGAAGATTGTCGCATTGAACAAAGCTCTTGATGAATTTAAATCTCAAATTATTGGTGATCTTGCAAAACTGGCTATTCAAGTTGAAGAATTGAGTAAACGTGGCTCGACGGGCCCTGTGATTCGAGAGTTGGGAGCGCTTGCGCCTGATACTGCGGCTGCATTGCAAAAAGCACAGGTTATGAAAGCCATTCTCAATGATATTGCTGATCCATTAGTACGTCAGGCCATGCAGAATGAAATCACCCGACTTGAAATCAAGGCATTACAATCGAACAAGCAATAAGGAGTAACCATGATTGTCGAGAATCTTTCCCAACTTACACAGGAAGCGATCAACGAGTTTCGTAAAGCTGTGTCTAAGCCTGTGCCGGAACTGCTACAGAAGGCAGGTGTTACCCAGGCTACCGGTCTGGTGGCCTATGATCTACAGGCACCGGCTAAGAATCTTTTCCCGGTATTGACGCCTATTCGTAATAAGTTGCCACGTGTCCCTGGCGGAGGTGGTACAGCAACTAATTGGAAACGTGTTACGGCAATTAACACTGCTAACTTACTCGGATTCGTACCAGAAGGTAAGCGTAATGGTGTTATGGCAATCGCGTCTGATGATAAGAGTGCAAACTACAAGACGTTGGGCATGGAAGATAGTATTACTTATGAAGCAGAACGCGCCGCGCAGGGTTTTGAGGATATTCGATCTACCCAGGCACAACGATTACTCTGGGCAACTATGTTGCAGGAGGAATATGCTGTACTCGGTGCCAACTTAAGTGTAGCATTGGGTACGCCTACAGCTCCAACTGTGACTGTTGTAGATGGTGGTGGTACGATTGCTGATGGTACATATAACGTACGTGTAGTTGCATTAACTTTGGCAGGATACTTGGCATCGTCTGTAACAGGTGGTGTGGTTGGACAAATCAGCATTACTCCGGCAGATGGAGGTGTAGCATTCACGTATGGCGGTGGATCCTCGCAAAAATCGAATGCTACCAGTACAGGTGCTATTACCAACGGGAATGATAGTGCTATCCGAGCTTCAACACCGGTAGTACCAGGTGCAGTAGCTTATGCTTGGTATGTTGGTTCAGGCGGCACAGAGTATTTGCAAGCAATCACTACGATCAATAGTGTAGAGTTAAAGTCACTGCGCACCGATACCCAAACTGCTGCATCTATTACTGCTGACAATAGCAAGAATTTGTTAGGCTATGATGGCATACTGTACACTGCATGGAACGCAGGCAGCAATGCATACATCAAAAATCTGCCGACTGGTACACCCGGCATTGGTACCGGTTTGACTGCTGATAATGCTGGCGGGATTGTGGAAATTGACGAGATGCTCGACAGCTTATGGGTAAATTACAAACTGTCTCCAACGACCATCTATGTCAATGCTCAGGAGGCCAAGAACATCACCTCGAAATTACTTGGTGCCTCCGGGGTACAATATCAGATCGCTGTCCAACAAGGATCGGGATTTGCAGCTGGCTCAATTGTTACCAAATATTTGAACAAATTTGGCATGGGTGGTCAACAGTTGATTCCCATAGAAGTGCATCCATGGTTGCCACCGGGTGTGATGACCGCCGTTACTGAGCAATTGCCCTATCCAATCAACAATGTACCCAATGTTATGGAAATGCGCTTACGGCAGGATTATTATCAAATCGAATGGCCAATCCGCACGCGCCAGTATGAGACAGGTGTCTATGTAGAAGGTGTATTTGCTCACTATTTCCCGCCATCTATTGGGATCATCGCCAATATTGGCAATGCATAATAATTGGCGAGGGTATTGACATGATGTCTTTACCCTCGTCTGGCCGTAGCTGTGGAGGAATCATGCCCCAATACTTAATATGGGACAGAACCATCACTATGATCGCACAAGGTGAAGAAATCTATCCAGTAAGAAATGGTCTGGTGGAAATTCCGATTAATCTAGCACAGGAGCTGCAAACAATGAATGTTCAGCTTGCAGAAACACCAGAAGTAGAGAATATAGAGAATATAGATGGATTACACAACACTGGCGAACGTAAAACAGGCTCTCGGCGCAAGCGAAACAGCGGATGATCTTTTGTTGGGACGGATTATCACTGCAGTATCACGGGCTATTGATCGCCATTGCTCAAGGATGGCCATTAGTAATGATTATTTCAAGTTGGAAACGGTCACTGACGAGCAAGGAAAGGGCATTGTCTCCTCTGATGGAAACATATTCTATTGGGCACGAAAACCCAAAGTGCAATCTGTAATGGCATTTGCCTATCGTCTTGCGCCATATACTAGCTGGATTGTTTCCAATACTGAGTATGTAGAGATAAATGGACATATGATCAAATTCTGGTCAAGTGTTCTATCGCGTGGAGAGATCCAGATTCAGATGAGTTATATAGGAGGCTTAGCTAGCACTGTAGATGAATTGCCTGCTGATATTGTTGAGGCAGCGATTGTGTTGGTTGTTCGATTTTACAAAGAGATCAAATCTGGTTTGGGAGATACTATCGGTATTGCCGAATTGGGAACATTGCAATATACAAAAGCGTTGCCAGTTCGGGTTGTGGAAATGTTGAAGCCATATGTTCGATCGATATAGGAGGTCGCAATGGATTTCTCGGATGCTGTCGTCAATGGCATTTCATTGGTTATGGTAATTGCAGGTCTAGTAGCCTTTGCAAAATCAATGGGTCTTACCGGACGTGCATTAACGGCACTCAGTATGGGGGTGGGTATTGCCTTTGGTCTGGCATATCAGGTCAGTCTGATCGGTGTTCCATCCGATTTTGCAGGTTGGTTTGCTGGGATCATTTATGGTCTGGGCATGGGTATTGTTACCAGTGGATTATATGATATGTTGAGGCGAGATTTCTAGAAGGGGTGAACAATGCCGCCCGAATCATTATGGGTACAATATAGCCTGATCGGGATTACTTTATTGACCGTCGGTACTATTGCTGGAGCATTATATAAATTATGGCATGAGTTATTGGGCTGGATTGAGAGTCAAGATGTAAAACGTTCCAAAGAGCGTGAGGCGCAGCGGGAGTGGGAGGAACAACAAGCGCGACAACGTGATGAACGTTGGCAGGTTTTTATGCGTCAAATGCAGGAACGTTGGTTGGATCAGGATGCACGTTATGCACAAGTTCTTGAACGTCTGGTGAATAAAATAGATAATCTAGATGTTGCGATTCGCACACATGATGCTTGGGCGCGTGGTAATCAGGAGCAGAAGTGATTACACAAATTAGGGCGAAATTGGCGCAGATTCAATCAAGTATAAATGGCATAAAGCGGGTGTATGAATATGCTCCGATGTCTCTAGCACCATCGGATTTGCCGGCGTTTGTAACATTCATTGGTACTGTAATACCACGATTTATTGGTGAACAATTGATTGAAGAGACGCGATCCTTTCTCATGCGTCTTTATGTAATTCCAATACAATCCGGCATTGATGGAGAGGCAGAAAAAGCCGTTGAGCCATTTATGGGATCTGTACGAGATGCCTTTTTGTCTCACCCGGCGTTGTATAATCTTGAGTTCGTGCGCCAGGTCAATTGGTTAGGAGATGGCGGTATTCAAATTTTGTCTTATGCGGGTGAAAATTATATTGGTGTGGAATTCAAAATCAGTATAGTTCAATTTGCACCAATTATCATTGCAGCTATGGAGTGAGGCTATGAAATGTCCGATTTGTAATCGAGAAATCAAACTTGAAAAAGAGAAAGAGGTACAACGCGCCTATTGTGATTGCATCGGTTTCCGGCGTTGTGTTGTTGAAATTGTTCCGTCGCAAGGTAAGGAGGTAAAGAATGACCGCTCCCAATGAGCGTACTTTGAACTATGGATTGCGTTACGCTTGCGTATTTGAGCTGAACGATATTGGCACGCCTAAGGGTGTAGATCAGACTGCATATGAAGGCATGCAATTCCAGGGCAGTACGGCATTTGAACTGACATTACCAGATTCCCGCAAAATCACCGGTTTGGGGGAGGATGGCATTACTCAGGTGGTCTATTTGCCCCCCACCGAGGGCGCCAGTGGCACTCTGAATGTTGAAGCGGCAGATCCGACCTTAGCTGCATTACTGGATGCGACGAAAGTTGCTACGGTTGGCGAAATGACTGTGATTGGTCTAGCTACTAATCGACAAGGATTCGAGCCACAGGTTGGATTGATGTTGTATCAGGCGGCGCGCGGATTACAAACAGGTAAGACATATTGGCATACCTATTTCATACCCAGTGCACAGGTGGTTCGTAAGGCTGGGGGGATGGGCGCAGATAAAGCAGTCACGGTCTATCAAATTGCGCCCAATCGTGTAAATAAGCACCTGTGGGGAATTGCTTTTTCCAATGCAATTGAGGGCTTTTTATCTGCGCAAGTTATAGAGGCATGGAGTAATTATCCATTGCGCCTAGCAGCGTATTTAGGTAATGGAACAGTTACTGCATTCAACTTTCCAACCGAATCGCCAGCGGTGCAGATAGACGGTATCAAAGTATGGGTAGATGGTGCAGAAGTAATTAGCGGCATCACAAAAACTGTGACTGGCGTGACATTTACTGTTGCTCCAACCAATGGCGCTAAGATCACCATTTTGCGTGAGGTAGCTGGATAAATGAAAACCATTCAGCTTGAAGTAAATGGCATCCAAGCTCGGTTGGTAGTGCGTGCAGCTACTGTAGGTGATCAATTACGACGAGATATGTTGATTAGCAAGGCGCTAGATCATCCTCTGGAGGATGAAATTGGACAGACTGTCGCGCTGGTCATCTATCCACGTTGTATTGCCGTAACAGTAGATGGTGAAATCAATGGTAAAAGTGCCAAGATAGTAACGGTGGAAGAATTCTTAGAGTTACCGGCAGAGATCGGTGAGGCGTGGCTATCAACAGTATTGGAACTCAATCCAGCTTGGCGCCCTGGATATTCAGCATCGGAGGTAGAAGCCGAAAAAAAAGGCTAAATGTCGTTCGACGATTGGAAACATTTTTTTGTGCTAAACCGTCGAACGATCTGCCCGATGAATATTTCGGATTAGGCGCTATTCCCCCAGAGATACTGAGTATTTCAGCCGATTTGCTCTTTATTTTAGAAGCCCTCGATTGGCGCTGGCCAATTACAACGATTTTAGAGCAACCGGCTGATTTGCTTTATACAGTATTAAGAATGAAATCTATCGGAGAGATCCTACGTCGTCAGCACGAAAGCGAGAATGAAGATGACTGATTATGGGATGTTATTTAGATTGCTTTTTACTTCTGACGCGAAGAATGCAGAAAGAGATCTCAAAGAGTTGCAAGGGCGGTTGGTTGAATTACACAAGCAGGCCGAAGCAGCACGTGAGGCGTTGAAATTTGCCAAAACAACTGGCCAGGATACTACACAACTCCAGAAGAAGTTGAATGAAATTGAACAGGAGATCGAGGGGATTACCAAAGGGGCACAAGAAGCAGAACATGCCATGCATGGAATGTCCAGAGGTCTGCAAGATCTGAAATATTTTAATTTGCGTGATATTGGACAGAGTCTGACTATCGTTGGTGATTCACTTAGTCGAATTGGGGATCGACTGACAAGAACATTGACCAATACATTGACCAGTGCAATGCAGGCATACTTGCAATCAGCGGGACAGTTCGATGCTTCTGCTATGCATTGGAATGAGGCACAACAAGAATTGCATCGCTCAATTATTCGTATTGGTGAAACAGCAGTAGAGGAGTTTACACCAACACTGGAAAAAGCTGCCGAATTGGTAGATAAGATTGCAGATTTCATTGAAAAACATCCTGATGTACTAAAGATTGCCGCTAGTATTGGATTTGGAACAGCAGCTATTGGCCAAATTACCAGTGCATTGGGATTATCTATGATGTTTGTAAATTCAATGCAGGGAATAGGTACTGGGACAGCAATAGGTGGTCTTGCAGCTGGTTTGGGTAATGCAGCAGTATCTGGCGGAGTATTGGCCATGGCTACAGCAATTGGAGCAGTTATCGGCAAGGAAATTGCTAATGCCATTCAAGATAGTCTGGGAGTAGAAAAAAGCACCTGGTCAGATATTGGAACAACATTGAAACAATTGGCAATATTGTCATCGCCAGGAACGAGCCTGGGTGTCACATTAAAAGCATTAGGCGATTTAACCGGGGAGGATGTGTTCTATGAGACTGCTCAACAGATTATGGATTTTCAGACATCGGTTATGGGATTAGGCGATTCTGCCGAAACTGCAACAGATAAAACAAAGAATGCAATACAAATCACCGATGCAGAAGTACAAGCATATATCAACTACAGAGAAGCTGAAAAATCTGCCACAGAACGTTATGAGGAACAGCGTACTTCAATTGTTGAAAAAGCTGAAGAAGAACGGATGCGAATAACAGAAAGGTATGAGGAACAACGGGCATCCATTGTAGAACAATACGCGCAAGAACGAGCAAGGCTCGAAGCACGTTATGAAGAGCAACGTAGTCAAATCATTGAAAATTACAATCGGCAATTAACCAATATCACACGAAACTATCTAGATCAAGAACAACGTGCAGAAGAGGACTACTACCGCCAGCGGACGCAAATGGCACAACAATATAACTTGGAGATACGGCGCATGGAAGAAGATCATCAGCGACAAATGCGACGTATATCCGAGGATCACTACGACCGTATAGATGATCTGGTAGCAGCACGGGACGCGTATGGATTGTTAGAAGAACAACGACGTTATGAAAAAGAACGCCAACGAGCAGAGGAGGATTATCAAGTTCAGGCACAACGGCGCAGCGAGGATTTCGCTCGACAAGTGGCTGAAATGGAACAACAATTTGCCATCCAACGGGCGCGGCGCGCTGAGGATTATCAATTACAGTTACAAGAGCTGGAGCGTCAAAAACAAGAACAATTAATAAAATTGGAGGAAAGCTTTGCTGAACAAATGGCAAAGCTAGACGAACAAGAAGCACTCAAACTTGCCAAACTAGATGAAGAGTTTCAGAAAGAGATGAAATTGCGAGATGATCAGACACAGAAACGATTGGATGAGTTACAGAGAAATTTTGATACTGAAGCTCAGCAACGGCGGACTGCTTTTGGTCGACAACTGAGTGATTTGGGATCGGCGCTATTGAATGATCAGACAGTGAAACGTCAATATTATGCAGCCATGCAAGCAGATCTTCAGCGCTTCTTAACCGATTATCGCAACTCTTTGTTACAAGGTCTTTATAGTGGTATATCTTCTTCATCTGGACAACCTACCGGAGGTCGGTCCACAGGTGGTTATGTTGACTATGGATTATACCGCTTAGGCGAACGTGGACGGGAATATGTACTCAATACAGAAACTACACATCAACTAGAGGCAGAATTTGGAAATCTGACCCAAGATAAACTACTGAGTAATCTACGGCAATCCAGAACTGGCAGCAAATCATTGCATATGAACATTGGCTTGCATGGGGTGACAATGTCGCAAGTACAACAACTAATGAAAGAAAATAATGTTGTCTTGATGCAACAATTGTATTATGCTGTGCAAACATTGATGGTGTGAAATGGCATATCAATATGACTTCAAAATAGGTATGACATATGAAAACATGGTGAATGTTGAGTCATTGGCTGATAATACTATGCCCGCGCCACGCACAACATTTACTCAGTATAGTGAGATGCGATTGTTAGCAGATGGATCACAACGAGGTATTGGTGCACCTACATGTGAATGGAATTTTGGCATATTGAAAAAAGCACAGCGAGATGCTCTTCGAGCATATTGCCCAGGTGCGTCGACAGTAGTTTACATTCGCACGCGTACTAATGATAATGACACATATAAAAACTATCAGGCGATCATGAATTGGCCGATTTTCTCTGAGAACCGTGAAATGACTGGTGTGCGCATTGATTTTATTGTTACATTTCGGAATCTAATCGAGGTCATTTGATGGCACGGGCAATCACTTCAGATGAATTAGTAAAGTTACGTCGAGAGGGACAGTTTTCACGCATTTTTGCTGCAATCATACAACCAGTAGCGGTTTTCAAAGCACAAGTTAATCAAACATTCGATGTGCGAGACAGCATTGTAGAAATTACCTATGGTAATGTGACTTTAGGTGCTTATACTGACATTCTTCCTGGTATGACTATGCTAATCGGTTCGGCGGATGGTAAATATGACTATGGCATCTGTCGCATTCGGAAGGTAGCCGATGCAAATAAGATCTACATTGGTGAAACGTCGGAAGTAAACTGGCAGAATAATGCATATCTGACGGTGCTTAACGAATTCAGTTTATGGCAAAAGCATTTACGTGTTCTGGCAGATACCACTGTTTATATGGATTGGGATATTGCATATAGTGATCAACATACGGATTTTGTGCCCATTCCGGTATTAGGACCCGACGCGGTATTAAAGATAACTGGTGCATCAATATCTACGCAATTTGATGCCTCTCAATCCTGGTGTCCGGGCTCAACTATTAGTAGCTATTTATGGAGTGCTCCTGGTGCATCTGCAACTAACGGAATGAATACAGCTACACCAATAATTACTTATAACCAAACTGGAATATATCAGGTATCATGCCAAGTTACAGCGGCCAACGGGAAAAATGCTATTGGTTATCGAACTGTTTATGTTTGGAATGAAATAAACCTACCCAAAAAAGTCGATTTGCTTTCATGTTCTGGTAATTGGGAAAGTGGTGGTTGGCATTTTTCGCTGCGGTTATATGATGATGATGCAGATTTTTCCTACTTACGTGACCACGTCAAAATTATTTTATTTGCTGAGGATTACTATGGCAATGAAATGATTTCTATCGGTCCTATCAATGGGCGGGAGAATATTATTGTCATAGGCTGGGTCATTGGTGAAAGCATCCAGATCGATCCCAATGGTGGCTATGTAAACTTTGAATGTGCTGGCCCACAACATTGGCTCTCACGTCAATTATCATTTCCTATGGGATTTGAATATAGCAGCGGAGCGGCCTCACGTTGGACACAGATTCAGGCATTGAATGTAGATCGTGCATTGGCACATTACTTTACCTGGCGTTCAACAGCCAGCGCGGTCATTGATTGCTTTGGATCTACTGATAATCGTCTGGCAAAAGCATTCAAAACGCCGTTGGGAACGGCTTGGCAACAGATGACCATACTGGCTGAGGCATCTATTTTGGCACATCCATGTTGCGACCGATATGCACGTGTATTTGTTGCTCCCGATACTCAATATCAGGGGGGGGCACCGATAGAAGTCATGACGGTGCTCAAAATAGATCGTGGAGATGCATTAAACATCGAACGCCGTATATTCGGAGAAGTGGCGCAACTATCACTCTCCGGTGTGGCATTTAATGGGTCATCTGCTCAGGCACTTTTCTCGCTTGCTCCAGGACATGCTCCGGCTAGAATTGGTAGACATGAGACATTGGACAATCTCTTATTGAGCGATCAATCACAAGCTAATACATTGGCTGGATTGCATTATGCAAAGCTAAATAATCCGTATCCATCTGTTGGTTTTGATTTAGTGCAGAACAACCGTATGATTGATATTTGTCCAGCACAAGTGATACGATTGTCTGTAGATGCATCGGATAATCCACGTGGTGGTGCATTAGATATGGAGATCATTCCACGTGAAATCAACTTCATTTGGAATACACCAGCTAATATGTTAAGTCTGTCGTTGAATGGCGAATCAAAAGTTACAGAAGGATTATCAATTACCGGAACAATTCCCAACAGTCCACCTCCACCAACTATACCACCGCCGCCGCCGCCGTCACCACCACCACCATCTGAACCACCGACTATACCGCCCCCACCGACTATACCGCCTATACCAACCGAAATAAAAGAAGTCTTTGTGTTATTGAATGGCGGTGGATTGTGGTATACAGATGAATTCGATCAGACAACACCACGTTGGCGCTCATTGAATATTGGATTGAATGAAAATGAGATCGAAAATATTGTCATGGCAGAGGTATTTGCCAGTGGACGATTTATAATCGCATCCAGGTTGGATTTATGGATTGGCACATTAGACATTGCACCGCAAAAGATCATAGATCAGACATGGCTCGATACTCAATATCCGCCGGCGGGAGGCTCACCATCTGACCGGGCATATATTAAGGGTTTGGGGATCTCATTGAACAAAATTCTGATCGGCGCCGGCATACAGGGTGTGATTATTGGTATACATGAAGTCTGGATTGCTGATATTTATGGTAATTTCATTAAAGGTGCACAAGTTAGCCCATACGGGACACTGAATGGCGATAGTCGTATCATCTTTTCCGATGGGCGTTGGTTTTATCCCCACTTAAACAATGATATTTTCAATAACCGTCGCATTGATATTCTGGATGCGACTGCGCAAACGTTAATTGATACGAAAGAGCCGGTTAGTGGGGGATCATTTGTTGGAGCGCACATTACTGCGCCTGGTCAAGGAAGAATCATCTATGGCGCAATAGGTACCAATGATCCAGTATGGAAATCAACGGATGGTGGAAACAACTTTAGCACAATCAGTTTTTATACTCGTGGAGATTACAATCAGCCGATTGATGCATCGTTAAATGGATTATATTTAATGGCGCCAGACGCTCAAGATTCGAATAAACTCAAACGATCCACGGATGGCGGTAGTACCTGGGGAACAACCAATATGACAGATGGAAATTTCTATGCTGTCAAATGTATCGATCAAGATCGTTGGTTGACGAGCGCAGTTATCCTAACTTATCCCAAACTTTTCTACACGAGCGACTTCGGTCAAACCTGGATTGATAAAACTGGCAATCTCGACGATTATGTTCGTTATTTCCCAATCACTAGGATCTTTGTACGATGAGTCTGCGATCGGTTAAACAACATATCCAGTCCAATCGAGATTTCAAAGTCATTGGACCAACACCGGCATTTCTAGGAGATGCCAATGGCATAGTAATTGATCCAGCAGAAAAACATCACGTTTTTGTACGTTTATTTAATGGTCAGGTTTTGTCAGTTTTCAATGATCGAGTAAAGAAGATAGCCAATCTACCAGTAATGATTGGCTATGAACGTGGATACTTACGCATATTAGGGCCGCGTGATGTATATGACCAACCGCTTTATAATGGCGTCCTAGATCATGCTGAGCAACACTTGCCATTCGCAGAAGATGTACTGAATATTTGGGCAGAACAATTCATGCCGTGGATTGTTTTGCCAGTAATTGGACAAATGAAGGTGAGAGTCCTACGACGTGCACTCTGGGATGGTACACAATGGATCATGCCATCAGAAGAAATTGTGGACTTGACTACTCACATTCCCTCGACCGGGGCACGTTTTTCCTTACTGAGTATTGTAGAGGGAGCTATTGTTGTTACCGATGGAACGATTAAAGATAGCATTGCCTATTTAACTGAAGCTGATATTCCTGCATTATCTGGTACTCCATTAGCCGCGGTGCGGCTATATGCCGGGCAAAGTGAGATCATATATACCCAGGAAATCGCCGATTTGGTTGATTTGCGTGGATTGGGTATTGGCGGAATAGGAACAGGCAATGGTACTCCAATGTTGTTGCATTGGTTTGTGGATGGTGTATTAGCTATAGCAACGGCAGTGGGACATCGTTATATTATGCCAATTGGTGGAATAATTAGTAATATTATAGCGAATATCAAAAGTACTGGTAGCTCAGGAAGTACCATTATCGATGTTTTGAAGAATGGCATATCAGTTTTTAATATGGATCAATTAATTATTCCATATAATGATCCATCAGGAATTGTCAGTGCTATACCTGATATTACCAGTATTACAGCTGGAGATATTTTGACTATCGATATCAAACAGGTGGCCAACGGCGCGAAGGGATTAACTGTTACACTGGTAGGAACAGGAGGTAGCGGTAGCAGTGGGAGTGGCGCTAATACATTTGTTGAGCTTCTGGACACACCCGCATCTTATTCAGGTAGTGCTGGAAGAATTGTCGTTGTTAAAAATACAGAAAATGGACTAGAATTTCGCACATCAGTTGCTCAAGTGATATTCACTATTGAGGGAACTTTATCAGTCAAATCGGGCGATTTACGTGTTTATAATCTATCTGGCGCAGCGCGTATGATCACAAAAGTGCATCTAACAGTCAGCTCTGCACCAACAGGGGCAGCGATAATCGTTGACATCCACAAAAACGGGACGACAATCTTCACCAATCAGACTGATCGTCCCCAAATTGCAGCGGGGAGCAATACTGGTCAATCTACCTCAGTAGGGGACGCTAGCTGGAATGATGGAGAATACCTCACGATGGATATAGATCAAATTGGATCTAGTGCGCCAGGAAGCAATTTAGTAGTCACTATCGTGTACAAACAGGAATTGCCACTATGACTCTATTATTTGTAGAAGGCTTTGATTCATTAGATGCAACTAATCTTCTTGGGCGGTGGGATGCAAACTTTACATCTATGACAACAGGGCGTTTTGGTGCACAATGTGCAAGAACAACAAGTGCTACAGGGCATGCGCACATGATAGGTTCGAATGTTACAAGTTTCGTCTGCGGATTTGCCTATAAGAAGCCATCTTCTAATGGGCTTTCTTCATCTGGGATCGATATCATCCAGTTCAAAGATGGCTCTAGCAAACAAATCGAGCTAAGGATCAATGACTCATGGAAGCTAATCCTGACGCGCAATGGGACGGCATTAGCCACATCAACGTTGTCCATCAACGTCAACACCTGGCACTATATCGAGGTCAAGGCGACAATCGCCGACAGCGGCGGGACGGCGATTGTGAGGGTGGATGGTGTGGAATTCATCAACTACACCGGCGATACCAAGAACACGGCGAATGCTTATATCACAAACATTCTCATTACGTGTGGGTCGAACGGTAATGAGGTGATGTTCGATGATATATACTTCCAGAACCAAAGTGGTTCTGTGAACAACGATTTCCTTGGGGATAGCAGGATTATCACGTTGAAGCCAAATGGTGCTGGTGCATCAACACAATGGACTCCAAGTGCAAACAGTAATTACCAAAACGTTGATGATACAACATCGGATGGGGATTCCACCTACAACTATTCTGGTACTGTTGGACAGATTGATACATTTGCGATGGAAGATATTTCCGGTTCTGGCACAATAAAAGGGATTGCCATAAACCTTGTGGCTCGCAAAGATGATGCTTCTGCGAGGCAAGTTTCTCCAATAACCAGAGTTGGTTCTACGAACTATGAAGGTTCTGCGCATACTATGGCAGCAACTTATGTTATGTATCAATCTATACGAGAAACAAATCCGGCAACAGCTAGTGCATGGCTTGTAAGTGAAGTCAATGCGGCTGAGATAGGTTATAAGATGGTGGCATAATGGCTGAAGATAGAGTAACTCTTGTATCAGAAGAAGTAGTTGTTACAGAGGTTGGTAAGCCACTAGTAACTCTTGTATCAGAAGAAGTAGTTGTTACAAATGCCGGCAAACCGTTGGTAACCTTAGTATCTATGGAAGTTTTGATAACAAATTATTCTGTGGCAACTGGCAGGGTGGCAGGACCACCGTTACAGATATATTAATGAGAGGCGTGTCATGCAACATAATGATCAACAACTTGGTAAACCACAGGTGTTATATAAAGGCACATATGCCGAAATTATGGCATTAACTGATGTACCATCTGGCGCATTGGCATATATAACTAGTCTAATTGATATTGGTTATCCATACCCTGCATTGGCTTATTACACTGGATCGGCATGGGAGATCATCCATGTACCGAACTATTTTCGACTGGATCAGAACAACACAGTCAGCGGACAAACCACGTTCAATGCTTTATCTCCAGGATCGCCGCCGTTTTTGCTGAACGATGCTGCAACTGGTTTAGTTCAATATCTGGATGCCGATAAGCTGGATGGGCAGCATGGGAGCTATTACACTCCAGAACTCGGAGGCATGAGCTATGCGAATAGATTGAGATCAGGATATAGTGCTACAGATGATTTCATAACCGCACCCACGTACAATTGGGCGGGATCTCCATTTTACACGCCAGATTGGTATGATACTTTATACAGCAGACTCAGGTTTAGGCCGCCACAAAATCAAAGATCTATGTTTGTACTACCTCTTTCGACACAACTTATGGTATATAGTGGCTATAATGGAAACACAGTTGGAGACTATTGGGGGATTAGATTTGATGATGGAACAGACAATAACTATGCTGAACTAGTTTTTTATATAGCACAAACTAATCCTTTCTTATGGGATATACGTTTGCGTTGGGTTATTGGAGGCGGAGCGATGAACTCGACGACTATTGTACAATCCATAAATGTTCCACCAACACAAATTATCCATATTTATAGAGATGGGAGCGATTGGTCGTCCTGGGTGTGTCGTCCCACGATCAGGATGCCGTGGGGAATCACAAATATAGTAGGTAGTGCGACATCAACGTTAACCTGGACTCCAACTCGTGCAGGGTTACTATGCAAGACCAGCCAAACCTGGCCAATTACTGAAATTGATTGGTACTATAGAGCAAATTAGTATGCTTGTGATAATTTATCTTATCAAAAGCATAATCAGAGTCTAAATCGATCTACTGGCGATGCCCGCCGATGTGCATCATCTATATCCACTTGTGCCAGTTGCAAATAATGTGAGACCATTTGCATTGTTGAATGGCCAAGGATTTGCTGTAACGTATAGGGATCTCCCCCATTGCGCAAGTAATAGACCGCAAATGTATGGCGAAAACGATGTGGGTAAACACCTTTTACGCCAGATTTTTTACCAATGTAAACCAGTAAATGAGTAAGAGACAAACGAGTAATATCAAATAGTCGCTGGTGATTTGAATCATCCTTTCTTATAACTATACGAAACAACGCCGAGGCAGTACGGGGGCTAACTGGAATATAGCGTTCTTTATTCCCCTTCCCCATCACTCTTATGCGACGAGCACGCAGATCAATATCATCGTATGTCAATTGGATTAATTCCGAGGCGCGTATTCCTGTATCCAACAATAATAACAATATTGCACGATTGCGATAATATTTCCGCCCCACCACAGAAAATAATGCCCGAATTTCAGTTTCTGTAAATGGAATGATCGCCTTTTTTTGTGGCTTTGGACGTGGCACTTGACGCACAATATGACGTTGCACGTAATTCTCTCGCATTAACCATGTCCATAATGCTGAGAGCGCAATATGTTTATTGAGCAATGATTTAGGTTGCAACTCAGTATATTGAGCTAAATAGAATACTATATGATGACTTTGAATTTCCTTAGCGGGCAAATCTCCAGTAGTTTGTAAGAAGCTGCGCAAAGTGCGTGAATAATCATCAATTGTATGCCGAGATAGTTGACGTGCTTTGCATTCGAGAAGAAAACCTTCAATAGCTTGAGATAATCTTATTAACCGTGTGCTCATAACTGGACAGGATTTAAAAGATGCAGCACATGGTCAAACGATATTGATAACCATGTGCCAACAGAATGCGCTGGGTGGGAGTTGAACCCACACGCCTTTCGGCACATGGCCCTCAACCGAGAGGGGGAAATTTCGCAGTTTTGGGCACATGGCTATAGAATTTTATGAATCTATGTTACTGATTTGAATGAAACCATGTTACATAGACAACATAGAACACACGTTCTATCTGTCTTTTAAGACACTGCGAGCCGGGGGCTTTTCCCGGCTCTTTTGAATTTTGACTTTCTGCCGTTCTACTTCAAATAGCAATAACTCCAGATAACGCTTTTGCTCTTCTAGTGGCAATTGGCGCAGGAGATAAAGGATTTGCTCTTCATACTCAGTATCAGGGGGGGCGGGGGGTAGTAGGCCGGCGGCACGGAACACAGTTTCAGCAGACAAATTCAGTCCACGAGCTATCGCAATAAGTGTTTCGGGTTCTGGGTTTCTCTCATTGGATAAAATTCTACTTATTACTGCTGGAGCTTTATTGGAAGCTCTTGCCAATTCAGCAATAGTCATATCTTTTAATCTTAATTGATTTGCCAGCCATTCAGAAAACTTTACCATTTGGTAATACTTTAACATATTTGAAATTGACATTGGGTATTAATGTATTACCTATTGACAAATTGTGTTTTTTTGTGTAGACTATTACCAATCGGTAACAAATTATTGCCCATCAACAAGGAGGTCAAATGCCAGAAATTTTTATTAATATTCGCGCTGACGAAGATGACGTCAAAATGGTTGAGCGAATGATGCGGGAAGATTTTATTGACAATCGTTCTGCTTTCATTCGCCGTCTTATTCGCCAAGAGTGGGCACGGCGATATAACCAGGTGAGCCCCATGATCGAAGCGACTGAGCACCTAGAAGGGAGCAACCTGGAAGGAAGCACTACACCGGAAGATGTCGAACAAACTATGACGAATGTAATGTCATTGGTCGAACGAATCATGAGAACTTTTAAGAATGAAGAATAACGAGGAGTGAAACAACATGTACCATGACAATGGACGTAAGCACTACAACGGAATACGCCTGGGGGTGCGGACCGACCCGGAAATGCAAGATGCAGCGGCAGAACGAAAAGCAGATTATGAAAAATATTTGAGATGGTTAAGGCGCGATCTAATGATCTTTCCCCAACCTAAAAGCCTAATTTTGGCGGCACGTTATCTTGTGGATTATGAACCTAATGTATCGCAATGGGTCAGGGTGCTGGCAGCCGGACAAGAAATGAATGCAGACCTCATCGAAAAAGTTCTAATTGCTCTTCTCGACAACCAAACTGTAGCATGAAAACGGTGATTGACGAAAAAAGGCGAATTTTGGATCAAATTCAGCCGTAATCGAGGATCAGATGCTATCGCCAAATGGCAACCAAACCCAGGGAATGGCCGAATATGTGTAGAGAGGCGCGGGATCGTGCAGCAGAATATGCAGTGCATGGCCTTTGCCTTCTTAGACCTTTGTTAGATGGAAAGGAGATAACAGAACTAGAGAAAATCAGACGTATTGCTCTTGCCATTGATGATTTTCAAACCATTGCCCGACTGCTTGAATCAGTGGGCGCACAAACAAGACCATGATATGAAAGGAGATCAGATGGAAGAATTAATAATTACACTCGAAGAGGCAATCACCTGTATGAGATATGTAGATCTCTTATGCAAAGAGATCCAATCGGAGGATCCTTCCAAAGTTGCATTGCTAGCCGCAAGATTTTTAATTACTGAATACAACCGTGATCTATTACCGGATTGGGTAGCTCTTGTAGCCGGCGGTAATTTGGAAACATGGGATCAGGTGATTGATGAAGCGCGCATTGAGATTGCTGTTGATAAGGCCATCAACGAGGAGAAAATCTATGGCGACCTGGCTTGATCTACGTTTTTGGGTAGTAATCCTTATTGCAATGTTGCTGATGGGAGTTCTTCTAGTTGCCACTCACCAGACACAAATTAATCTCTCTCTGCATGCTCTGGATCGACATGGCAACGAAGCATTGATGGTGAAACAATGCCTGGACCAGAAAGGCCCACTCCAGGTCTGGCAACAACCCAATGGGAGAATCGCTAAGATTTGTCAACTGGATAATGGGAAATTTGGCATTCTTATTGAGGATGCAAATGGTAACAACATCACTGCATTCGTAAAAAATAAGTCGCGCACCTTACAGCAGGTCATTCAATACCTGCGAAACAAAGGTGCGCAACTCCTATCGAAATGATTATAGCATATTCAGGAGGAATGAACATGATTCAACAACCTTACGATCCCTGGGCAGTGGCATCCAACCCGCCTGAGGAGACTTTTGCAACATTCGGTGAGATATCCATCAATGCCTGGCCTTGCATGTTGGTAAGCGGTGTAGGTAAGATGCCCTATGACGACAAAGTATTGGACCCCACAACTGGCAAGGAATATCGGCGCTATACAGCAGTCGAGTTGTCCATTATGCCATTACCAGAGACTGGCGCCTCATATGAGGTACGGAGATCTATGCTTGCAGAATTTGGTGAGTGGCGCGACATCACATGGCCGTCGCTCAAGGCCCTAGGGGTACTGAGCGCACAGGAGATCAATGATAAATATGCGCAGATCGAACTTGTACCCACCGGTCGAACATATACCAGTCAGGCAGGCGAGACTAAAAATGCTACCGCAATTCGTTTCATGGCGCTCTATGATAATCGAGAGGCATGTCTGGCAGCATATAGAAGCAACGCGCCACAATCGTCATTTCCCTCATCTGACAATGGCAATGGCAAAGAGCGTGAAACAGCATTGAAATTTGCCAAAGTCTTGGTTGGCAACGCGATGCGCAATGCCAACAAAGACGTTGAAAAAGCGCGGGCTATGCTCATGTCTATGTTGGCCGGTCAACCATTGGTCAATAAATACTTCACGGTTGATAGCCCAGAGATCGTCGAATTGATTGTAGCGGAGACGTAAACCCACGGAGATTGATATGAAAAAGTGCTTCGATTGTGGAGAGTTCTACCTCGGTCTAAATGACGATGACCCATGTCCAAATTGCAGGCAAAATGTTATGCCCGACCGTGAGCGTGAACGTCTAGATCAAGAATTTGATCAATGGTTGGATAATGGCGCATTTGACCCTGCGAACGAGATACTTGATGCCTAATTGGTAGATGCGTCGGCAGTGAATATAACAACAATCACATGCCGAGCCGGAAAGCGTAACCGGCAACTGGAGGATATTATGGACGATAGATCAACCTGGTTATTAGCAATCACACTGCTGGTACTAAGCATTGTTGGACTATGGTTGAGTGAACATCCCGAAATCGTTCGAGCGATTAGTATGTGGATGAACGGAGATTGACATGAACGAGATTGACATGAAGGATATTGAAAAGATAGTTGACCAGTTACGTAGTGATTATGATCGAAGAATGCGATTACAAAAAATAATTGAGACGACGATCTGGGCGTTGATTATTTTTGTCATCGTTATTCTAGCAATCTGGTTATTTTCGTAACACGATCACCGTTCTGGTTTGGAACCGGTCCTCCTCCGGCTCCAGATCAGACCGGTGGGAGTGGTTACCCACCCTGTTTCTCTCCTTGGAAACCCCGCCGTTGGTTATAAGATCTCCAGCGGCGGGGAGAGGAGACCCATAATGAGGACACTATGACACTTACCGCTGTCATAATTGATCGCAGAGAACCACCCTGGATACAAAATCTCAAATTCGATGGAATTGATATTGCAATCGTAGAATTGGATTTCGGCGATCTGCATGCTGTGACCGATGATGGACATTTGTTGATAATCGAGCGCAAGACGCCTGACGATTTGCTTAACAGTCTGCGGGATCAACGATTATTTCCACAAATGGCGCGGTTATCACAAACTCGCTTAGATCAACAACTTGCCGGACAACGGCCAACTACATGGCCATATTTGGTTATTACCGGAGATTTACGTTGCTCATCAGATGGAAAAGTAATTACAGAACGAAATACTGCCTGGAGTTATGCTGCATTGCAAGGGGCACTACTCAGTATTCAAGAAATGGGGGTTTTTGTAATCCATTGTGGGGGAGATTCGGATTTCGAAGATTGCGTTATTCGTCTTGGAAATCGTCCGCGAGATGTTATACAACATATTCTACCACCGCGTCCGGCATTGACGTTGGGACCAGGCGTCGCGTTAATTGCCAGTTTTCCAGGCATCGGCATAGAACGAGCATTGGAGATATTACGCTGGGCGGGCAATAAACCAGCACATGCACTGATGGGTTTGACGGATTTACATATTGATGCACCAGTAGGTATTGCTGTTCGAAAAAAAGTGCGTCAAGTACTTGGATTAACCGAAAACGAAACATTAGAAGTTTTCCAGGAGGATAAATATGTTCCAGAAAGCAACCAGGAAACAATCACGATTGCGGATGACCATTGATGGGCCAGCAGGCAGCGGCAAGACATACACTGCTTTGCGCTTTGCCCACGCGCTAGGTGGACGTATTGCTCTTATAGATACCGAACGAGGCAGCGCCAGTAAATATGTGGGGGATGCTCCTGACGGTATTCCATGGGATTTCGACGTGCTTAATCTGACTGTATTTAGCCCAGAGAAATATACTGAGGCTATTCTGACAGCTGGACGCGCGGGATATTCAGTATTGGTGATTGATAGCCTATCCCATGCCTGGGAAGGTGTTGGCGGAGCATTGGAAATCAAACAAAGAGTTGGCGAATCTTGGAGTGCATGGCGGCACGTCACACCTATTCATAACCGAATGGTAGATGCTATCTTACAAAGCCCATGTCATGTCATTACTACCATGCGTAGTCGGATGGAATATGTCCAAGAAGTGGATCAAACCACAGGACGTATTATCGTGCGTAAAGTAGGAATGGCGCCCATCCAACGCCCCGGTACTGAGTATGAGTTTGATCTAGTCTGCGATTTGGATTGGGCACATATTATGACAGTGAGCAAAAGTCGCTGTCCAGCAGTGGCAGACAAAATCGTAGAACGACCGGGTCCAGAATTCATGCAACCGATAATTGAATGGCTATCGAGTGGAGTAAATGTACCAAACGCGTCCATGACCCCGAATGAGATGCAATTCGTAGAAACCATTACATTGGATATGCTATTAGCTCAGTATGGAGCGGAGGCAATATTAGCTGCTAATGGTGGAGCAATCCCTGGTACGCAAGAGGAAATTAATCTGATTGCAGAATTATTGAGGCTGAGTCAAGAATCATGATTGAACATCTGAGTTATTCCAGCATCTCATCATATTTGAATTGTGGGGCATGGTGGCAGTTTAAATATATTCACAATATGCCTACACCTGCTACACCAGCGCTAGTATTTGGTAGCGCGATCCATAATACTATTGAAGAACATATCCAGGGCAATGGCGCGCTGTTGGATTTATGGAGCTCTGCATGGGAAAAAGCCATTCGACAGCCTATTGAATGGGGAATGGATACACCAGAACAACATTACAACGAAGGTATACGTATTTTGAGCGATGCTGAAATACAGCGCAATGTGGGTGCAATTAAACCGCGTGAGATCGAGCATCGGGTTGAATTGCATGTACCGGGTGTGCCGGTGCCGGTAATCGGTTATATTGATGTGATTACGGAGGATGGTATTCCGGGCGATTTCAAGACCTCCGCAAAATCCTGGTCATTCGATCGAGCAGCTGGAGAAATGCAACCATTGTTCTATTTGGCAGCTTTATCTCAGGCTGGGAGGAAAATGGATGGGTGGCGATTTCGGCATTATACAATCATCAAAACCAAGCAACCGAAATTTGAAGTTTTCGAAGTCAGCCATAGTCCTAAAGAGCTTTTCTTCTTGTTTAACGTTATCAACCAGGTATGGCGAGCAATTCAGGCCGGAATCTACCCATACAACCCAACCGGATGGAAATGCTCACCGACATATTGTGAATTCTGGATGCAATGTAGGGGAAAATATGTCTAAATGTACCATCCGTGCTGATCGTGGTGGATTGATAGTGCGTACTCCCTACAATGCAGGATTCATCGCGGTGATCAAATCATTGCCTGTACCTGCACGGCGCTACAATCCAATTGACAAATCTTGGATCATAGATCCCCAGTATGGTTCTCAAATAGCAAATTGGATTGCTCAGCATTTCGGGGAGTTGATAACGGTGCCGCCGATTTCTGATACTCCGCGCGTGGAAACGCAGATATTGGAAGTGCGTTACATAGGCAAATGTAAATTCCGCGAGGATGGTCAACGAAGCGCCTTCGGTTGGGCAAATGGCGAATGGTCGGTAATTTTCCCTGAACAAACGTTGCGAAACTGGTT